TGCCTAACAACTCAAAGGTATTCGTTGTTTTGTTTGCTACAGTAAACTCAAGATTGTTTACCTCTGTCATGCCAGCAACAGACTTGATAAACACCCTATCACCATCACTCAAGCCATGCGAGTTTGCAGTCACAACTGCTGGATTTGCTTTTGTAATTGCAGTAATATTGGTGGTTGCTTCTGTAAGTATCCCACCATCTTTGTAGAATCTTATGTAGGTTGCACCAAACTCAAGCACATAAGCTTGTTCATCGCTAAACTCAAAGTTGATAAGCCTTACTTTACCACCGTCTTTTGATCGTCCAGCAAAAAAAGAACCTGGCCTTCTAGTCACGCCACCAGAAGGAAAGCCCATCATATTATTTACTGTTTGTGCTGCCTCGTTATATTTCTGAAGGTCTATCCTGCCTTCAAGTTTAGGCGATATCTCCCCAGCCCGAAAGTTGGTGATGATGGTAGAAACTCTTGCCATGCTTACAACCTGATGTTCGTAAAGTCATCTGCTTGTGGCTGCTCTGGGAAGCCTTCCATACTGTCAACACCCTTTGCCTCTTTCAAGCGGTCTTCGTAGATTGCTATCATGCCCTGAGATACGCTGTTACTACCTGTAATGTTGTAGGCTATCTCTGCTGCTAATCTTGCGGATATGGCTTTATTTAGAAGGCTGTCATACTGCTCTGTGTCTGTTACACGACCTATGTAGATAATATTACAAGTGCCTTCGTTAGATAAAACCTTACGACCCTCTATCTTGAACATCACGTTGCTGTCATAAGCCGCAACATCGTTGTTTACATTGCTATTCCAGAAGGACAGCACACGCAAACAGAAAGGATCTGTAGGCAAAGAATATTGAAATGAAAAGCCGAAAGCTGGCGTATCTGTGTCTTTTGCTAACGCTCTTCTGGTGATTGCTATATTCCAAGGGTGTGAGCGTAAAACAGCATCCCTGACATCGTCAAAGTTGCCGTTGCATAATCTAGCTTCTTTTGAGTTTTCTGTAAGAGATGTGATATTTGCAGCACCCAGAAGATCCAAAGCTCTGTTACATAAATCTACAACTGATGCCATAGCAAAAACCTTTTACAATAAGGTGAATGGGCAACCAACTAGGATTGGCGTTGCGTCAGTTGCCCAAACATTTTTAGTTTACAACGTAGTGAATAATGAACGACATATCACCGCCAGTGCCACCAGTGGCATTGAATGTTGCGGCTATGTAGTAATACCCACCTGGATCGGATGACTCTCCAGCATTTGTGAAGAGTTTTGCACCAATCGTGTTGATGTCTGCTGCCTCTGTCCTCAGATCAGCCACGGCTGTTGTGCCGTCTGCTACTGATGTTGCAAAGAAGTCTTCGTCAACAACAGTACCGTCTGTCTGATAGATGCCAACATTAAACGTACAGCTACCACCCAAAGCATCTGCTGCAACCTGTATGGCTGTAATAGATGCGTTACTTGGGATAGGTGCTAACATGACAATATCATTGTCTGTGCTATCACCGGCAGCTAACGCAATAGTACCTTGAGCAACACGCAAAACACCGTGTAGTTCTTGACTATCGTTGGCAACCTGTGGAGAGGCTTCAAAATTAGCTACAAGATCTGAATTTTTCGTAGTCATAATTTACCACTCCTTATGCTGATTCGTCACAGTCAATCTGGACAACTTTTTCTTCTTCCATGCGAGTAGAACCGATGCTCATGCAATAGTAGACTTGTGTTGCGTAACCTTTGTCGGAACGCTCGTCTATTCTTGCCATTACATCTTTACCAATCGCCAGAGCAAGACCATCCTCTGCCCATGCAAAGCATGAACGGATGTTGCCAGTTTTTGACAAACGATTTGATACGATAAAGGTAAAGCCCATGAACTGGTTTACCTCACCTTGGACTAACGCTTTGACCGTGTTGAAGTCGCTGCTTGTGACGTTTGTATCACCTAACAGTGCCTCAATCTGATCTGGGCCAACAGCGATATAGCGTGGTATTGACGGATCAACTGACGCAAGATCCAAGGTCTTTTTTGCAGTCCTTAGTTTTGCAACAGTCAAGTCAGCACTACCATCAGCAATCTGCTGACCAGCAGGAAGCGCAGTTGATGTGCTGCCTGTCTCACCAGTAAATGCTGTGCCTAAAGCTGCTGAGATGATTTCATCGTCCATAGCCCTTCCCAATGCAAAAGCAGCCGCCTGTGCATAAGCCGATGTCGGGTCAATCAACATACGAACTTTATCCTGCTCATCGATTAGATCAGCATATTCGTAGTCTACAAGGGTCACACGCCGCCTTGCATGGGGTGTGTCGATCTGGGGAGTGTCGGCATGTCTAGTTGTACGCTTCTGCGCTGTTGCCTTGCCCACCTGATCAAAGAAGGCATTTTTGCCCTGCATGCTCTCTACACGCACAGCATCACGCAAAAGAGAACCTTTTTGCTGTGATAGCATCTGCACGTTTGCAGAGTATTGCTGGACAAATGCCGTGGTTACTTCGATAGACATCTCTGTCTCCTTTTACCAAGTTACATTTGATTTTGCAGATTGCTACCCGATAGCTCGGACACTCCTAGAATTTTTGGCCTTCTTGTGGCCTTCGTCTTTCCGATTGTCAGCAGGACGACTATCATCGCTACCCTGCATCACCCACTCATAGTACAAGTCTGCAAGTAGGTGTGGTTGGAGTATATCACGACTTTTACCATTTTCAACAGCAAGTCTTAAACACTCCAACCTAATTTCTTTTTTTGTCAAACCTTCATCCATGTATGATTTCCATCAACTCTTGCACCCGATTAACCGCTCTGTCTCTGGCGATAGCATCTCTGCTGGTGTAATCTGGGCCTCGCATGATTGCATCTACTTCAGCTTGTGCCGTCTGCTTTGTCATGTGATTTACCTGTGAGCTTTCCTTAACTGTGTCTTCACTTGTCACAGATTGTTTGAACTCTGCAAACTTTGCAAATGTCTTGATAAACTCTGGATGATCTCCCAAGTTTGTGCCATCTGCCAAAGCAATATTTGTAATAGATTCCACGTCAGAAAACTCTTTGGCTACAGCTTTTGCTCTCTCCACATTCTGATCATAAGCAGAACCCCACTCAGCTTTAAGTGCCGCAACAGAATCTACTTGCGCCTGATGCTTTGCATCTGCATCTGCTTTCACAGATTTCTCAACAGCACCTTTGTAATATTCAAGAATTGCATTGGCAGCAGATGGAGTAAGACGATTTTTGTGGGCTATCTCTGAAAACTCTTTTGCTACATCCTCTGTAACTATCTGACCATCTACAGCTATTTCGTATCCTGTTGCTGCCTCTGGTCTGCCAAGCCTGTCAGCAATCCTGTCCAAGTCTTCATCTGTAGGATTAGCTGGCAATGGCAACTTGTCTGCCCCCAGTAACTTAGACTGATTGACGTATGACCTTGCTAGGTTTGGTATATCTTTGATAGGTGAAAGACTTGGATGCTCTCGCAAGTCCTCTGGTATCATGTTCAAAAACTCGTTACCAGACCCCCCTGACGCTACCTCTGCTGGCGTTTCTACCGCTGGTGCAGGGGTTGCCTCCGGCTGGGCTACCTGTTCGGCGTTTTCTAATGACATTATTGCTCCTCTCTCATCATGTTGTAAACGTGAAGAATGACTGCTCTTTTGCCCTCTTCATAAGCTGTTGCGTTGGCATCGCCAGCAACATAACTAGGCGTTCTAAAATTACACCTAGCTTCCAGATCAGCTAAGACTTTACTTCCGCTGTCTGTATTAAATGTTTGTTTATACAGGTCTTTTAGTTTGTCTATCTGTTGGTTCACTTGCTTATCATTCTGCTGGCCTGTGCAAGCTGTGCTACATTCTGCACATCTTCAGAATCTTGCATGGCCTCTGCCTGTCTTGCCTGCTCTTCTGCCCTTGCCTGTCTTGTCTGTTGTATTTCTGCCTCTGACCTCAGTGTAGTTTTTGGAACGCCAAGGGCTTCTGTAACGTGCCTTACCAATCCATCTGGGTCTATGTGATCACCAACAGGCAGTGATTGCGCCAGTGGCATAAGTATCTCCAATGCTTTCATTGTACTGTTAAGGCCGCTTGACTTCTGCGCACGAGCCAGTGGTGATACATATTCTATATCCACATCACGCCCCTGTAGTATTTCTGGTGCTTGTTGTAACATATCTGCTCTTAGCATTAGGGCAAACACACGGTCTATAAGTGGACGCAGCATTTCATTCTTGAGGCGGTCTAAAGCTGGGCCTATCACCCTCATCTGTTCTTGCTGACGCTGCACTACTTCTGTTGCAGTCATGTTTGGCCCACCGCCTGTAAGAAGCTGGTCTACATAAAACGCTGACCTGATGGCCTCTCTGCGCTGTTGCTCCATATTCAAACCGATAGGGATGTTTGCGCCTGTGTTTAATGGTGTAATTGTATCTCTTGTACCGCTTCTAAAGAAGTTCAATCCCCCTGGCTGTGTCCGGATTGGGAGGAGGAATCCATCATCAGGAACAAGTAGAGGAGGGTCTATTTGTTTCTGAGCAGCTTGTATGATGGTCTTAGACATAAGATTTAACATCTTTACGTCAGGCAACGCCACCATAGCAGGGGAACGCCCCATTATCTCACCTGTTGCCTTCAAAAACCGTGGGACAATGTAAGGGAACTCTTGGAAGCCACTCTCTGACAACATAGAAGATGATTCCATATCTATATAAATAGATGCGAAAGGCATATTCTTATTGTCTATTTTTTCTGAATCTCTATCCTCTCTAGGCATAACAATATGAAGCAACTCGATGTCTTCATCTGGTTTGTCTTGAAACTTCTTCATAATGTATTCAGTTACATTCTCCTGCCCAAACCTTTGCACAACCTGTCGTGCTGGGCTTTTGTATGATCTGAATACTGTATCAACTATGCCAAACTGGTTTTCCTGCACATAAAACTCTGAGATATGTCTGGTGCTAAAACGTAAAGCATCTTCTTCCATCTCAACAAACATGCAACCTGTGCCAAACACAACAAGGTCAACATACATTTCATGCACTTCAGTGCCAAAGTTTGACTGATTAAAGGCTCTCATCATACGCATACTGGTATCTTGCAGCCATTCTTTTACATCATCATCCCTGCCTAAATTTTCTTCTTTAAGGTCAAGGTGAAACCAAGGCATAGCTCCACTGGTTAACATACCGTGTAAGCTAGATGACAACAGGTCTACAGCTTGCAACGCTGTGCTGTCAAAGATAAGCTCCATGCGTTTATCGCCCTTGGAGCGACTTTTAACAACGTCAGCTTTTCTGGGAAGCATAAAGTCAGCCAACTCCTGATAGTGGCTGTTCCAGTTATCTCTTTGCGTTTTGACATGCTCATATCTGCTGACAAGAGCCTTGGTGAAGTTTTTGTCCATAACCTATCCCAGTATGGTTGGAGTGCCACCGTATGAAGGAGATCCCGCACCTTCTACCATGCCACCAGCAACAATAGTTGACCTACGGCCTCTTCTTCTGCGCTGTGTTTTTACTGCCTCATCAGCCATAGCCTCTGCACGAACCGTATCTTCTTCTTGCATCTGCATAGGTGGATCGGGTGGTTCTGGTGGCTGTGGCGGCGTAACTACTTTAGGTCTTAGGAATGACATAGCTGTATCTCCTTGTTTGATGCCATAGTATCACCTTTTTAACTTTTTACAAAGTAAACGGATTATACTCATTAACTGCGACTTGTTGAGGGGGCTTAATATAACTTTGTCTATTTTCCAACCCAACAGCCAGATACCTAAACGCATCCGCAGCATGGCTTGTGAAATCATGCCTTGGATGATCCCTGAATATTTTTTTACGTTCATCCCACTCCTGCCTGTATTGCTTTAGCATTTCCACGCCTTCAGCGCACATATCACGGTCAAAGTGACATTTGGGTATCAATAAACGTGCTGCATTGATACCGTCAGCTACTTTCATTTTCGGGATGACTTTGAACCTGATGCCGAGGCTGAACGCCGTTTCGAGGCGGCTTTTGCCCGAACCGAGTTCTCTGACTTCGATGTCATGGGGGGCGAGATGATCTCCCCAGTGGTAGTCTTTTTGCCGCAAGACTTCAGCATAGTGATCAAGTCCAACACCGCTGTTTTCATAGTAGTCAATAACATTTACTGCTCCACTTCTAAATATCTGTGCAAACCAAATAGCTGTGCTATCGTTTATACCTAAATCCCATGCAGTATGTACAGGGTATGCAGGGTCATACGGAACTCTTGTTATCCTGCCAGCATCCTCTGCTTCTGTCAGCAACCGCCCATAGTAAGCACCAATAATAGCTGCTGTAAACGAACACTCATACTCTTGCTCATACTGCTCCAGCGTCATTTGATTGCTAGCAGCTTCCAACTCTTCTTCTTTGACAAGATTGCTTTCAGATGCTTTGACTATCTTCCAATACCACTGGTCAGAGCCGTTCTGTGTTTCAGTCTTAGCAGTTTCCAATAAATCATAAAAATGATTATGTCCTGCTGGCGTACCTAAAAACACAGCCGCCCCCTGTCTGTCAGATAGGGCTGGCCTCACCACCTCCCCCCATACTCTAGGGTTCTGCATCCCATATTCATCAAATACACATAAGTCTAAATAAATACCACGTAAGCTGTCAGGATTCTCAGCCGACAACAGCATCAACCGCCCCCCATTCGGAAAGTCCACACGCAGTTCTGTCTCATTGAAACTAACACCTGGTACTACACTGGCGTAATACTTAACATAATCCCAAGCTATTCTCTTAGCCTGTGTAAAGGTAGGGGCTACAAAGGCAACTCTTGGCCTTGGTAACTCACAAGTCAAACAATGTCTGATTAAATGATTTACAGCCCAGACAGTCTTGCCAAAACGCCTGTGCATCACAAGCACATTCCAACGCTTTAAACTCTCATGCATCTCAGCCTGTAATACTCTAGGCTTGTAAGGTATCTTAACCTGCATCTGTTTCCCAGACTATCCGAACAGTGCCATCACCTATCTCAACACCAGCCCTGTTCTTCTGCTCACCATACCTATCAGGCAGCAACTTCCCAACCTTCCACCTGACATGAGTAGCATAATCCCTCAGCACATTAGGGTCATAATCCTTCTCACCCCTCAAACGCTGCTGATATAACTCATCCAACTCCTCAACAGCCTTCTCAGCACTCTGCTGCTGGGCCGTCCTGATCCTACGCTCTAACTCAGCATCCTTACCCATACGGCTGTAAATGTTACGCCTACTTATCTTCAACTCAGTACAAGAACGAGCAAGACTATGGCCTTCCATAATCATGCCAACCAAGTCATCAATCCTTGTCTTTGTAAGCTTTGCCATGCCCTAAC